CCACAGATGAACCTGAAGATTTGTTTGATTTTGTCGTGCATAACTTGCCCGGCATAAGCTGCATTAAGTATAAAGATTTCATCCATATTGATTGCCGCCCCAAGCTTTACAGGGCCAATGGATGAAGATCAACGGTGTAATATATTTACAGTCAACCAATGAATATGCGGCTTTTATTATTTTGCCCAACGGCAACCGCAAGCATCTTGGTTTTTTTGATGATATTAGGGACGCAGCCCGCGCACGATATAAAGCGGAATTGCAAGTTTATTCACAGCGGCCATTCTTAGCTGCAACTAGAAACACAATCTGAGAATTTTAAAATGTGGAATCTTGCAATCAAAGCTGTGTCTGATCTTGGCACCCAGTTCTTAAAGAACAGAACAATCAAAGCTGATCAATCATTCAAGATTGAACAAGCCAAGGTTGAGGCGCAGATCAAGATGATCAGCAACAGCGCAGAAACAGAAAAAGATTATGACCTTGCCGCATTACATCAAACACAATACAGTTGGAAGGATGAATTCGCCCTTCTGATTATCACACTTCCTTTCATTGCTTCATTTGTCCCCGGGCTCCAAGATTACATTGCAACAGGTTTTTCTTATATATCCAACACCCCTGAATGGTATCAAATGGCATTTATGGGCGCGATTGCGGCCAGCCTTGGCATCAGGTGGGCGTTTAAGTTCAATGGCAAATAAAATGAAGGTTTGCGAAGCAATAGAAATCATATCAAAAACAGATATTGCAGAACCAGTGATCATTGATTTGATCAAGAAAACACGCTTGGGTTCACACTTCAGTGAGCTTGATTTAATTAAAATTGAAACAAATGAATTGTTTCTACAACTTGAACAGCTTAATAAATAGGATTCTCCATGGCTTCAGTGAACCCACAATTTTCAATTGCCAACGTCATCACTATCATTTTAACCTTTGTTGTGGCTTTGACAGCATTTAACACAGTTGAAGGGCAGGTTGAAAACAACAAGAAAAGCATTGAAGAAGCCAAGGTTGCGAACAATGAAATGCAACAAAGCGTTCACACACTGACAATTGATGTTGCGCTTTTGAAGCGTGACGCTGAGAATGCAGCCCAACAGCGCGAAGAAATAAAAGCTAATCAAGCAAAAATTATTGGATTATTACAAGGCAAAAACAGATTATGAAAAAACCAAATATTAAAAAATTAAATATTAGAGGTCAATACTAATGGCACAACCAACAGTAATAACGGCAGATTCAGAAACGTATAATCCAACAGCTAATAGCGGTGACACTAGATTGTTTTCTAGCGTGTCAATTCCTGCGAACTGTAATACCTTTGTGGTTACACTTGCAGCTGGAACAAGTGAAAGCAGTATTGTATGGACAGATGTCACTTTTAATGGTGTAGGTGCCGTAAAGCTCCATCAAATTGATGTTTCTGGTTCTGACACAGACGTGAGATCTACAGTTGCCGCTGTTTTTGATACATCAAGCATCGGCGCAGTAACCGGCACAATTGAAGGGACGCTTAGTGCATCCACAACAATATCATGCCTCGCTGGGGTAGTATGCACAACTGGCTATCTTGAAAGCTTTTCAACATCAAATGACAGGCTTGGCAGGAACGGTCAAAATGTTTCATACTCTAACAACTACGAAAACAATATATTGTTGTTGATGGGCAGTTTGGATAGGGACCCAGAAACATTTATTGTTAGTGTCGGAACTGAAATATATGTTGACAAGCCAACAGTTCTCACGGCTCCTGTATGCTGGGCAATATATCAAGATACAAATGACGGAAACGGTCAAAAAACAATTGCTTATAATGCGGGCTTTGAAGCTGTGGCAGAAATAAGTATGCTAATTTCAAGCCAGAAAAATCCTTTTGGTTCTTCCAAACGATTAGTTCGTCGCGGTTATGCCTAGCAATGCCATTGTCACCACCTAGGGCTTGTAAACGCTGCGGTGTTGCAGGATGCACCCAGCACAAGCCCCAGAAGGTGTGGCACAGTTCAACAACCCAGACGCGCAACCAATACGGTTCAACCCGGTGGAAGCGCACAAGGGCGGCAGCACTGGCAAGGGATGGACACCTTTGCCAAGTTTGCACCACCAGAGGCGTTATAAGCTCCGCTAACATAGTTGATCACATTACCCCACAGCACAAGCAACAATTCGATTTCTTTGATTTGGCAAACTTACAGGCAATCTGCAAGCCATGCCACGACATCAAGACCGCTGAAGAAGCCAAGCAAGCCAGAGGGCTTAAAGCAAAGCCTGACTATATCGTGTAACAAAACCCTTCTGTTATTCCTTTTTATTCTATAGATTCCCTTTACATTTTATTTAATGGGGTACATTATGACCCCTCAACCCAACAATCACTTAAAAAAAGGAATACAAATGAATAAATATGAATATATGAATCGAACTGAAGAAGAAATTGAAGATGCGATGGCTGAAGGCGAATTACGTCAAGAGCGAGAGCTTGAACAATGGTACGAAAATGGTTGCGGTTATGGTTTGAGAGAAGCAGAACAAGAAGATGCTTACAATCGGGATCGAGGAATCTATTAATCAATCGGGGCGAAAGCCCCACCATGTTGAGGCGACATACAAGCCTAAACGCATCAATCAATACGTCAATGACGTACAGCACAGGAAGCAACCCAATGGAATCAATTTATTACGGTCTTGAAGATCTAACAATCCCCAATGATTGGGAAGATATCACTTATCGCTATGACGTTTGTCCGTCATACCTATCAGGCAAATTTCAAATCTTTTGTGACCATAAAGATGCGGAGCAAAGAGAATGCCCATCATGGAAGCGCTTTCAAGTGATCCAAGTGAATGATGACTTTGAACCAATTGATAAAGGCATAGGCTTTGAATCTGAAACAATTGAAGAAGTTCTTTCAATGTTTGAGCGCCTGGGCAATCATGACAACATAACCTTTCTTGAAAGATACATAGCTTTGTGGGAAATAGCTTGCGACACAGACAATGATTTAGAATCATTAGCAAAGGTATATCTTGGATTCTGTTCAGCCAATGGCTTTCATGGCAGCGCTGATGACCTTCTTCAAGAACTTAAAGGCGCATTATGAAAGCAACAAAGAAGGCAATGGCGGTGCATAACACGCAACACCTGATTGATTATGTTGAAGGCATTGAAGCTAAGTTTGCAACCGCTTCACCATATGCCAAACGGTTGAGACTATCCAACCACAACAGGAACATTGGAATCATCTGCGATGAGATACAGCGGCGACAGATTGAAGCTATGAAGCAGGGCTTGCCTTATCCTGTGTTCAATGAGACAGGCCCAACCATGCTCATGCAATCGCGCAAGAATGGCAAGGCACACATACAATCAAAATGGGATAAATACAATGGGACAATATAAACTGAATCAGGCTGTGTGGAACTCAAGTTTGACAGGATCATCAAAGCTTCTGGCCTTGTGCTTGATCAGACACGCATTCGCAGGAAATTTTGAAGTTCCCAAGTCATTGATCATGCTTGAAACAAATCTGTCAAAGAAAACTATACGCAAGCACATTGATCAGCTTGAAGCCCTTGGGTGGCTCAGGGTTGAACGATCAGGTGGTGGGAGACCTAACCGCTACGGTGTGACGGTTCGGCCAGCTTGAGGGCATACAGGGCGAGCCAGAGGGGGGGGCCTTTAAAAAAAAAAAAATAATTATTTCTTTTTGGGGGATGGGGGGGGTGAATGTAAAGTGACCAACTTTTGGATATACGACACCAGCAAGCTTATTCACACTGTCAGTTGGGACAAAACCGAAAAGTTCTATATACTTTGCCTGAACCAAACCAAAAGGCATAAGTAAATGGCAAATTCGTTGAAAAGTGTGGAACTCCACAAGCTTGAAGGGACTTTCAGAAAAGACCGCCATGAACAATATGCCGCTGAGGATCCTGCTGCCAAGGGATTTCCCAAATGTCCTGAACACATGACAGGCGAAGCAGCGATCAAATGGCTTGAACTGGAAGCGCAAGATATAGGCGTGATCAGGTCAATTGATGCTGGAAGCCTTGAGGTTTACTGTACCCTGTGGGGCGAATTCAAAGAAAATGCAGGTGATGTTCCAACGTCAAGAATCCAAACAATGAATGCCTTGGCGGGGCGGCTGTATCTTGACCCAGCATCACGCGCAAAGATGCCAGCTAAGGAAACAGAAAAGCCCAAAAACCCTTGGTCTGAATTTTGAAACATCATGAAATGGCACACCTGTACGCTGAAGACATTCTGTCAGAGGCAATCCCATCTTGCATCTACATGAAGAAAGCGGCGCAGCGATACCTTGACGACCTTACAAGGGCATCAACAGAATGGCCGTATGAATACAACACTGAACTTGCTAATCGCGTTTGCAGGTTTGTTGAACTACTCCCACACATCAAAGGCGAACTTGCCCGCCAGAAAAAGAACCTTCAGCTTGAACCTTGGCAAGCTTTCACCCTTTGCAACATCTTTGGATGGGTTCACAAGTCAACCGGGTTGCGCCGATTCTCTGAAGTGTATCAAGAACTGGGGCGCAAGAATGGCAAATCAACCTTGCTGTCAGGTGCGGGCCTTTACCTTTTAGCGGCTGATCAAGAAGAAGGTGCGGAGGTTTACTGTTGTGCATCAGATAGGGAACAGGCCAAACTGGTTTGGAATGATTCAAGACGGATGGTTGACAAATGTTCAGGCTTGAAAGAAACCCTTGGAGTAGAAACATCAGCGCATTCAATCCACGTTTTTCAAACAAGTTCTGTGATGAAAGCCCTATCAAGGGAACAGGGCGGCAACCATGACGGGCTGAACACCCACGCAGCATTGATTGATGAACTGCACGCGCACAAAACCCGTGACCTGTTCGACGTTATAGAATCATCAATGGGAGCAAGAACCCAGCCGCTTCTGTGGTCAATCACAACAGCGGGCTTTAACACTTCTGGCATCTGCTTTGAAAAGCGCGACTTTGCAATTAAGGTATTGGATGGTGCGGCAACGGCTGACAACCTTTTTACGGTGATCTACACAGTTGACCCGGGGGATTTAAAAGACCTTGATTCACTGTTCACTGATCCTGCTATATGGCAGAAAGCAAACCCAAACTGGGGCGTATCTGTCAGACCTGAGTTCATAGAGAAGGCAGCGGAGCGGGCAAGGCAGGACACCAAGACAAGAAATAACTTTCTTACCAAGCATCTTTGCGTATGGACTAACACTGAAAGCGCATGGATTGACATGGCAGCTTTGAACAGGTGCGCTGATCCTAGCCTTTGCATTGATGACTTCAAGGGCGAAGTTGCATACAAGGGAACTGACCTTGCATCAAAGGCTGACTTTGCATCAGATATGATTATCTTCCCCAAGATCATTGATGGGCTTACTCACATATACGCCTTTGGAAGACACTACTTGCCAGAAGATACTGTTGCGGATTCTCAAAATGCGGCTTACCGGGCATGGGCTGATGACGGAAAGATCAGCGTGACTGATGGCAATATCACAGATTACCAACAGATCCTTGATGACTTCATGAAAGATGCTGAAGATTATCAACTCAGAGAATGCGGATATGATCCCTACAACGCCAATCAGTTCACTTCGGAACTAACACAAAAGGGTGTTATAATGGTTGAGGTTCCCCAAACTGTCAGGTATTTATCTGAACCAATGAAGGAAATTGACGCATTGATTAGGGCGGGAAGGTTCCATTATGACGGTTGCCCTATCTTGACTTGGATGTTTTCAAACGTCACTTGTCAGGAAGATAGAAACGAAAACATATACCCAAGAAAATCAAGGAACCAGAAAGCCAACAAGATTGATGGTGTGGTTGCCTTGATAATAGCAATGAATCGCTTTCTTTCTTCAGGCGTTTCTGAAAATTCGCTTGATAGGTTCTTGAATTCTGAACCCATCACAATAGGTTTATAACATGGCAAAATGGACAAGATGGTTATCTGGGGTTTTTTCAAACTCAGCGACCCAGCAACAAAACGGCGGGCAGAGTACAACCCCACCCAGTTCAGGCGTCATCAAACCCAAGTCAGTCACAGTTGATTCGGCGCTTCAAGTTTCAGCGGTTTACGCTTGCGTTAAACTACTGACAGAAACCGTTTCATCGCTTCCCCTGAAGGTGTACAACACAGTTGATGGCTCACTTGTTGAAGATACAACTTCACGCCTTGCAACCATCTTGGGATCAACACCCAACGCAATTGATACACCTGTTGAGTTTAAAGAAACATTGTTATTAAACTTGAACACCAACGGCAACGCATACAGCCAGATCAGGCGCGGCGCAGGTGATCAACTGATTGCAATTGAACCTTTGGCTTCTGCTCAAATGGAAGTCAGCATGGTTGATGGTGTTGTGGAATATCGATACACAGGATCAGATGG